TTATTCAGAATTGAACAGGCGACTGGTGTTGCAACTCTTAACGCAGACGCTTTTGACCTTTCAGGTCTATCAGAATTACAACTTGGTTCTATTGGTGCAGAATTAGGTGCTACAATTAATGAATTTAGTACAGACGAAACTTTATCAAATGATGCTAACTCGGCAGTTCCAACAGAAAGAGCTGTTTATGGTTTCTTAAAAAGAGATAAAATGGGCACAGACGCTATGGTGCCTCCAACAGGTACTACAGCACAAAGACCAACAGGTGGTGATTTATATACAGGTGCTTTGAGATATAACTCTTCACTAGTAACTTGGGAAGGTTATAACGGAACACAATGGACAGGTTTAGGTGGCGGTAATCCTTGGCAAACAACATCATCAAGTATTACAATAGCTGCTAATGATAGATACTTTGTAGATACATCAAGTAGTGCATTAACAATTACATTGCCTGCTTCCCCATTAACTGGTGACCAAGTAAGATTATTAGACTTGTCTGGAACATTTGATACAAATAATTTAACGGTTGCGAGAAATGGTAATAATATTATGGGAGCGGCTGCAGACTTAACAGTTTCTACTGAAAATGCTTCAATTGGATTAGTTTATACAGGCGCAACACAAGGCTGGAAACTACTAGAATTAGCATAATGAAAACGGATAAATAGATTAGAGGAACAAAATGGCAGATTTAAGAGATTTTACAGGAAAAAACCCACAGTTTACTGGTACTACTGGCGCAAAGCTTCCTTCAGGTACTACAGGTCAAAGAGTTGATGGTTCAGCTACATTAAGATTTAATAGTACAACAAATCTTATGGAGTATTATACCGGAACTGACTGGAAAGCAGTTGACGCTCCTCCTGTTATTACAGGATTTACAGTAGATGATGTAGGTGGTTCCGCAGTAACTTCAGGAACTGTAGATAATGAAAAGGTTGCTGATAGTGGACTTGTTACAATTGAAATATTAGGTTCTTTATTTGATACAACTGGTGCAACTGTTCAGTTTATTGCAACAACTGGTAATACTGAAACAATTAACACTCAATCAATTGTAAGAGATTCCGCTAATAAACTTACTGTTACTGTAACTGCTTCAGACTTTGATGTTGCAAACAGTCCTTATACTATTAGAGTTACAAACGGTTCAGGTCTATCAGCAAACTTAGAATCTGGTTTATCTGCTGATACAGACGCTCCAACATTTACAAACGCAGCTGATACTAACTATGATGTTAGCGATAGCTCAAGAGGTTCAGGAACAATTGCAGCTGCTGATTTAATTGAAGCTTCACCTCTTATTGGTACTTCAAGTAATTATGCAGTTACAACAGGTTCTTTACCTTCAGGTTTTACTTTAAACACAACATCAGGTGACATTACTTGGTCATCTGTTAGTGCAGTAGGCTCAGATACTACAACAACATTTACAATTACTGCCACATCAACTGAAACTACAGCAACAAGACAATTTACAATTACGGTTAAAGCGCCAGTAATAGAGGTTTTCAATTCACCAGGAACATTTAACCAAGCAACATCAACTGTAAATGTCTTAATGGTTGCAGGTGGTGGTGGTGCCGGAGATTCCAACGGTACTGCTGGTGGTGGTGCAGGTGGATTAATTTATAGACCAGGTTTGCCTATTACTCCAGGTTCACCTTATGGTATTACAGTAGGTTCAGGTGGTAACGGTGGTAATGAAGGACAAAAAGGAGTAGATACTACAGGATTCGGCTTAACAGCAGTCGGAGGCGGCCGTGCAGGAAAAGAAGGTGGTTCACAATCAGGCCAACCGGGAGGTTCTGGTGGCGGTGGTGTCCGAGGTGGCGGTGGCGGTAGTGCTCAACAACCAGGACAAGCAGGAGATTCCGGTAACTACGGATTTGGAAATAGCGGTGGTGCAAATGTATCAGACGGTTGCCCTCACTACTCAGGTGGTGGTGGCGGTGGTGCCGGTGGCTCCGGCGGTCAAGGAACTGGATCCATACCAGGTGGTATCGGCGGAGATGGAAGAAACTACTCAATTTCAGGAACAACTATAGGTTATGCTGGCGGCGGTGGCGGAGGTCCATACAATGGAGGTCCAGGTATCGGCGGTCAAGCAAATAGAGGTGCTTCATCTTACGGTGGCGGTCACGGTGGTATGACAAATAATGGTGCTAATAACAGAGGTGGTGGTGCAGGTGGAGGTCCAGGTTCTGTTGGTGGTCCTTATCCTGATGGCGGCTCTGGTATTGTTGTTGTACAATTCTAATATAAATAGTTTAAATTAAATTATTAAAAGTGAGGAAATAATGGATTTAGAAGAAGCTAAAAAATTAAAAGGTAAAACTGAAACTAGAAGTGAATACGAAAGACCTTTAAGTCAAGCCGACATAGACGAAAATCAAAGAAAAGTTGTAAAAGATATTATCGAGCTCGTAAAAGAGCGTGATACAGTTCCCTCAACTATGTTTGCACAAGAATTAAGTTATAGATATAATATTGAAGATGTGCCTATGATGGACATTGAAAGTGGTTTATGGCACACTATGACAAAAGATTATAATTTAGGTACATCTATTCAAGGTTGGAGAGAAATTACAAAAGACGGTAAAAAAATTAGAATACCATTACTAGGTTTTACTGCTGATTATGAAGACCTTGAAAAAATGATGAAAGAAATAATGACAAATATAAGAAATTCTATGAACGAATAATCATTGAGGTTTTTATATAATGATTAATGTTGAACAATATTGGCATTTTCAAAGTGCTTTATCAAAAGATACCTGTAGAAAAATTATTGATTACGGTGAAAGCTTAATTAATAATAAAAAATCTAAAGGTGAATCCACACATGCTTGGACAACAGGCCATGTTGAAAAACAAGCATTATCAGATAATGCAGTAAGTCAAGCAGATAAAACAATAGAAGAAATAAAAAATGATAATCTAACAACTTATGTTAGAGATAGTGAAGTTGTTTTTTTTAATGACCAGTGGATATATGATTTATTAACACCTTTTTTACACAAAGCAAACTTCAATGCAGGTTGGAGATACGACTTTGATTTTATACAAGATATTCAATTTACGAAATATGGTTTAAATCAGTTTTATGGTTGGCACCAAGATAGTTCAGGTTGTCACTTATCAAAATACAAAAGATTTATACCTGGCATTTCACCTTTAAGTGAAATTGGAGAAATGCCTGGTGATTATGTAAAACATGAACCACAAGTTGGTAAAGTTAGAAAATTGAGTATGACAATAAATTTATGTGATGAGAATAGTTATGAAGGAGGAAATTTAAGATTTGATTTTGGTCCACATTATACTGGCGAAAGGTATCATACTTGCACAGAAATAAGACCTACAGGTTCTATTATAGTTTTCCCCTCACATACATATCATCAAGTAACACCAGTGACGCAAGGCACAAGATATTCTCTTGTCTTATGGGCGTGTGGTAAACCGTTTAGATAGGAGTTAAAATGTACAATATTCAAAATTGGAATGAATTAACAGATGAACAAAAACAAATTGCTAAAGAACAATTTGTATTTGTATTAAAACAAAATAATAAAGAAATATCTGATTATTTTAAAGAACATTCATATGTCGTAATTAGAAATGTTATTTCATTTGAAGTGGCTAACTTATTATATAATTATGTAAAAAATGAAAGTCAATTATTAACTACTTATGAAAGTTATGACAATGAAAAATTATTATCAGGTTTTTCAGGCACATTTTCAGACGCTCAAGCGCCAGGCGATTTTTCAAAATATGGTGATTTAATTTTTGATACGCTTTTAACAGATTTAAATTTAAAAATGGAAGTTTATACTGATATGAGTTTAACTCCCACATATTCATATCACAGATTATATACTACAGATACACAATTAGTTAGACATAAAGATAGACCTAGTTGTGAAATTTCAACAACACTTTGTTTAGGATATGATAGTGACTATAATTGGCCTATGTTTGTAAAAACAAAAACTGAAGAAATACCTATCGAATTAAATCCAGGAGATATGATTATATACAAAGGTTGTGAGATTGAACATTGGAGAGAACCTTTTAAAGGAAAAAATCACGCACAAGTATTTTTACATTATAATGATAAAAATGGACCTTATAAAAACACTTATGATGGTAGACCATTTATTGGTATGCCAGCTTCATTTAAAGATGTACATAATGCATTAGAAAATTTAGAAAGTAATAACTTTAAATTTAGCAAGGTAATTGATTAATGTATTATGAAGTAATTGATAATTATTTACCTGAAGAAGATTGGAATGATATTTCTAATTTTGTTTGGTCTATGGATATGCCTTGGTATTATTCAGAAAAATTTATTGAAGGTGGAAATCCTAAACATTTCTTTTTTGTACATCTACTATTTAATGCAAACACAAAAGAAAAATCATTTGTTATGAACAATCATGTTAAAAGTTTTTTTGATAAACTTAATGTTAAAAATTTAAGAAGAGCTCAGATGAATTGTTATCCTAGAACAGAAAATCAAATAATTTCTGAAGCTCACACAGATTTTTTTAATGTAGATTTTAAATTTAAATCGGCAATATATTCTATAAATACAAATAATGGTGCCACTATATTACATTTACCTGATGGTGATGTAAAAGTTAATAGTAAAAAAAATAGATTAGTTATATTTGACGGACTTATAATGCATAGAGCGGTTACACAAACTGATACTAATTTGAGATTAAACTTTAATGTGGTTTTTAGTGATGAATAATTGGAAAGTACAAATACATAATAGTCAACCTTTATATCCTTTTATTGTAATAGATAATTGGTATACACCAGAGGAAGAAAAGGCTGTATGGAAAGAATTAGATTTTTTATCATCTGTTCCTAGAGAAGAAACTATTAGAGCTGAAAATTCAATTGTTGCTACTGACAACGGCAAACCATTATCAAAAGCATATAGATATTACTTAGAAGATTATTTGGGTCCTAAAGGATTTGAAAAATCTGCTATCTGTAAATCCAGATATAAACATTCATCTGAAGAATTTATAAAAATAATAGAACAATGTTTACCTTATGGTAGAAATTATAGAGATACAAATGTAGGCGCTACTTTAATATCTTATTATGAAGATAATGATTATTATAATACACATTGGGATTCCTCATTATGGACTATATTAACTTGGTGTGTAAAAGACTTATCATATATTGATGGTGGAGATTTTGAGTTGCCTGAAAATGGAACAACTATAAAATTAAAAAACAACAGAACATTAGCTTTTCCTAGTTGTCTTTTACATGGTGTTACACCTATTAAATTTAAAAAACAAACACCAGAAATAGGATACGGCAAATATACTATATCTACTTTTTGTTATAATCATCCAGGAGCAGATAATGTCATCTAAAATTCATAATGTGTGGCCAGTTCCTTTGTATGAAACTGTAATTGATATTAAAGATGAATGGGTTAATTGGGTTAAATCTTTAGATTATCAAAGGATGTATTCAAAAAATGGAGATTACACAAAAGATTTTTATTTGCTAGACCAAATACCTGAATTAAAAAATAAAATAATTCAACATAAAGATGATTTCTTTTATAATCAACTAGGAGCGTCAAAACATATTGAATTAAATTTAGAAAACAGTTGGGCAAATCAACATAGTTCGGGAGATTATGCACAAGAACATTTCCATGAAAACTCTATGTTAAGTGGTTGTGTTTATTTTGATGTTCCTAAAAACTCAGGAAATATTGAATTTATAAAACCTAATTTATATAACAATTTATTTACTAATACTGTTAGTGTGAATTATGAAAATTGGAATAATTATAATTGCAGGCAGTTTTGGATAAAACCTACAAGAGGAACTTTATTATTTTTTCCTTCTTGGTTACCTCATGCTGTAGGTATGAATGAAACAAAAGAAAAAAGATATTCATTAGCTTTTAATTTTTTTGCTAGAGGAACATTTGGAAATGGCCGTGAGGGACAACTTGAATTATAGAAATTTATTTGAAGTACCTATTTTACAACAACTATTAGATTTTGATGTTGAAAATATACTAAATAAAATTAATACTCAAAATGTAGGTGTTCAAAAAAGTAATATAGGTGGCTGGCAATCAGATAATATTAGCACATTTTCAGAATATAATCACATCTTATCTATTTTAGAAAGTTATGTAAATGATTATGCTAAAAAGTTTAATATGAAGTATGTTCAGAAAATAGATAATGCTTGGATAAATGTCAATTCAAAAGGCAACAGTAACTCTAAACATATACATCCTAATACTATGTTATCCGGAGTTGTTTATTTAAAAACTCCAAAAGATTGTGGTAATATTGTTTTTTATCATCCAATTGGTCATATGTTACAATACGATTGGAATAAAGAAAATTTTAAAACAGAAAATACATTTAATAGTTATTGTTGGGAAATGCCTGTTGTTGAAAAATGTTTATATGTTTTTCCTTCTTGGCAATCTCATAGTGTAGATATAAATTCAAATGAAGATGATAGAATATCTATCGCTTTTAACACAATAAATACGGATAGATTATGTTAGATATAAAAGAATTAACCATGGAGCAACATAAGAATGCTGAAAGACAAGAGTTTGTAAAAATACTTATGTCAGGTAATATAGACCATAAACTATATGCTACATACTTGTACAATCAATTTCAATGTTATTCAGTATTGGAAAAATATGGTTTACATAACTCATTATTCAGAGATACTCCAGGTCTATTAAGAGCTGAACATATCTTATATGATTTTAAATCTTTTGAAATAGATACACCTGAAATTACAGATAGTACAAAAGAATATATTAAACATATTGAATCAATACAAGATGAAGCTATGAAACTATATGCTCATATATATGTTAGGCATATGGGCGATTTATCTGGTGGTCAGATGATAAGAAGAAAAACACCTGGTCCTAATAGATACTACAAGTTTAAAGATAAAGAAGTTGGTGATTACAGACGAATTGTAAAAGAAACTATTAACACATACTTAAATGTATATGAGCATTCAGTTGTACCAGAAGCAATTTATTGTTTTGAAAGTGCGACAAAACTATTTAAAGAAATGAAGGAACTACATGATTTGGGATAGACTAATTAAGTGGAAAGACGAGACGGTTGAATTACTAAACAAAGAACTAGTTGAGTATAATGAACCAGGTATGAAAAGATTTAACAACGAAGAATTTGGTTGGGTAAATAGAACATGGAAAAACAAATATATTAGAAGAGCTCATGTTGATGTAGTTGATGTTAGAGAAACAAAAGGTTTGTGGATGGCACATGTTTGTTT